AGGTAGTCAAGCCACCATTCAACGCTCACATCTTTAGTCAGGCTTGGGACCACTTGAACCTCCACATCGCCTCGAACGAAGAGGTCGCTTGCAACCTTCCGCTCCCGGAAGGCTTCTGCCAAGGCGCTTAGCTGAGCGTCGCTCCAAGGTCTCTCAGCGGTTCCGGCTTTCACGATTAACATAGGTTTCGCGTATGTATGCACTATAACAGCCATATCATCCTCAAATTGATCGATCAAAGCTTGAGTCTTTAGAAGAGGCCGAAGAATGCTAGTCCCGTAACTACTTTCCCACCACCAAGACTTTCCACCGTAACGGAATTGAACGACTTCTTCGGGTGTGAATGCGACTGGAGGAAATGTTAGCAGTTGAATGTAGCCGAAGATGTTTCCGTAGGCGTCTCGGCGAACTCTCATGTGAACCGGATCGAGCGGTTTAAGCCACCAGTCTTCAGGCGCTAGATCTATGACTCCGCAGATCTCAACATAAGCATTTCCAAACGTGAGCATGTCTGTGGCGACTATACGGAGGGCCTCGAGAATGTTGATTCTATCCATCCAGTCAGTGAGGAATTGCCGTACAGATTCCTCGCTGCCTTGCAAGTCAAATCCTTTCGAGGTAACGAGGTTAGCTGTAACGTCGATGGCTGACTTGATGTAAGGCGTGAAAGTGTACAGGTCCTTATACTTCGGCAGATCCTCGATAGGCGTTGTTCCCCAAATCTTCTCCCACATCGTTGTGTAAGGCGGCGAGACGAAGCCTATGCCGGACCCGGCTAAGAAATGCCGGATAACATAGCGCCAGAGAACCTCGTCTCCACGCCAGCTGGGCGGAATATCCTCCTCAATCTGCTTTAATGCTAGCTCCCTCGGAACTAGACGCTGCGCGAAGAACTTCGCAGCCTTAAGCCTCAATGCATGAACTGAGGCCTTGAAAGAAACCATTTCAAATCGTCTCTTCTACGGATTTAAAATGACAACTCCTCTTCCAGGCGGCGGCGCACTTCTAGTCGCAAACACAGCTAGAGCTAAAGCCCATAGCCTATCGTCATGTATGTGTGCGCCTTCAGGATGTGAGAACTGCATCTGGCCACCCTTCATCAATTCGAAGCGTTCAACATTGATTTCCGCGATCAAATCTGAATCGTAGGGGATTTGGATTACGCCGTTCTGCATTTGTTGTTTCAAGTAGCCGAGGATCTCCTGCTTGACAGAGCCCGTAAGCGTTACGCCTTCAACGCCGGGAATATTTGCGCGAGCCATATCTTCGACAATGTATTCGCCGACACCTGTTTGATCGCAGAGGACCTTGGTGACAGTCTTGTAGCGGTCACTCAGGGCTTTTACATATCCGATGACGCTGGCGTATGCGGTTTCAAGGGGAAACTGATGGAGATGGACCAGCCGAAGCTTCTCGCCTAGCTTGTCAATTATCGCTACTACGCTGTAGTCAACCTTCTTTCCGAAGTCGACGCCGACTGTGAACTGGCCGCTAGCATTATACTCGAAAGGATAATAGGTCCAGTCTTGCGTTGCGACCAGAGGTTCGCTCACTATGCATTTCGCGATTAGGTCCTGTGGGAAATATGCGTCAGCATCCTCAACGAACTCGCTGAGGAATTCGCGTCGGAACCTTTCGGCTGGAAGCTGCTTCCGCATCTCCTCAATGAAGCTTCTCTTGATTAAGCCGGTCTTAACGACATCGTCCGCGGTCACCACATGCTTGCTGAAAGCCGCGTCGTTATTCATCTTGTAGAAGACTGTGTTCTTCCCCCAAGGCGTGCTGCTGACGATGAGCTGGCCATCCGTCGTAGCAAGCATTGGGTAAAGCACATTGTAGAAGACAAGTTCGTCATCGCGGAAGAATGCTGCCTCATCACATATGACTTGATGTGCGGTGTATCCTCGAAGCATATGCGGGCTGTTCGGAAGCGCAACGATCTGGCTACCATTCTTAAACCAGACCACTGTGCGCTGCATCTTGCTTACGTAGGCTCGCCGCGTCTGTTTCGGCAAAGCGATGAGGAAGCCGTGAATCCGATCCATCATTATCATGCTTTGACGCATGGAGGGCGCTACGATGAGGCTGACGGTTCGAGGATGCTTTGCGGCGAACCAGATGGCTCGGATCGCTATTGTAGTTGTTTTGCCGGCTTGACGGCTGAACCTTGCGACAATCCGTTTGGCTTGGTCTTTCAGCAGCTTCTTCTGGTACCTGTTAGGCTGGAACTTTAAAATGTCTGTAGCGAATTTAACTGGGTCCTCAGGGACCTCTTCTTGCTTGGCTTTGATCTGCGCTTTCTTCTTCCTTCTGAGTTTTGTGACGTATTCGCTGATGCTCACTGTTCTTCCTCAGCCATCTTTTCAAGTTTCGCGATGATTTCGTCTAGGCGAACATCTTTCAAGGCGCTGAACATGACTCGCCCGAGGCGAGCCATGTAGGTCATAGCTTCAAACTTCTTCGCCGGATCAGCCTTCGGATTATTGATTATCGCTGAGGCTAGTTGGAAGGCCTTCTTGAAGGCTGCGTAAAGCTCTTCACGTTCCTCAGGCACGATTATCTGCAGAGGCTTGAAGTCTAGTCTGATCGTCGCGTTTTCCTGGTCCATCCCAATTTCTCCGCCAGTTTCTGTCTCTTATCGAGAAGCTCAACTTTCCACATCAGCTGCATGGTCATGTCGCCTCTAGATGGAAGGCCCAGCGAATTCTCCCCGATACATTTCAACATTAAACGCTCTAGGGCTTCGTTCATTTTTTTGTATCCGCTTGCATCACAGAGCAGTTTGAAGGCTGCATGAATCTCAGGATAAAGTTCGATTGAATAGTGATGTCTTGGCAAGGAGGGCCCTCCTAAAAACGCGCGAATTGATAAATTTAAAACCGCGCGTTTTTGACCGCCCTTATGTAGCCCAGTATCTTCTGCTTCGAAAGCACAGTTAGCGTAGCGCCTTCAACTTCGACCTTGACGACCGTTCTCAAGTCGTCACCTTGAACCTGCTTTCTTCTTGGCCTTGATCATCCGTTTGTGTTGGCGTTCCAGCTCCTTGCTCTCTTCGCGGAGCTTCTTGTAGTCGACATCAAACGCGTCCCAGATCGCTTTCTGTTTCCTGAGGCTTTCATGCTTCGTTAGCTCGAATAGAACTGTGCGCGACTCATTCAATATCTGGCTTGAAGATCTCGGCGTAAGCCTTAACCTTCTCTGGGTCTTCCGAATATTCTTTTTCATTGAATCTAGCTGCTTCGTCATAAGTTATCTTCCATCTCCCAGTGTAGGCAACTTCAAGCGAAATGATAGGTGCAGGACCGGGGTGGACAGTCGTTTCGAGGACATGCCACTCCCCTTGAATCTCAACGATCGACCAAGCGTGGAGCCCCAGCATCCTACGGGTCCCTGATTCAAGCATGGCTCCGAGACAAACGTACGCGTTATGACCGAGGATTCGTAAGAGTGAGGCGCAGAGGCATGCTGTGTCAATGCAGATTCCGTATCCGGCGCGAATTGTTTGTCCAGGTGTCAACCAACCGTACTTGGCGTACTCGTCGAAGAGGTAGAGGCCGTTCCACCACTTGAAGAGCTTTATGTGCCGTTCAACAGCTGGTTTTCCGCGAAAGTTAAGGGGATACTTGATCTCTTTGCAGACGTAGTCGAAGGCTGCTCGAACAGAATCTTGACGCCAAGCCTTTAGGGCCGTAGCAATCCTGACAAGTTCAGGATTATCGACTTGAATGAAGTCTGTTATGTAGGACTCTTCGCCTAGAAGAACCGTGTTGACTGTTGGGATCTTCTTGCTCATCGATTTCAACTCTCGTCATGATTCCGGCATACTTCTTGAAGTCTGTAACACCGATCAGCTTCGGCATAATCAGATAGGCGGAGTAGACAACGGTGTTCGACTTCTTCACCTTGAAGTAAAGCGGATGCGCCTGCAAGTCATGGCGCATGCAGAGGATGTCGATGAAGTTCTTCTGGATTTGGAAGAGATATTCGCCCAGCTTTCTGGTCACATGATAGCGGTCGTCTTTCGAGTATTTCGCGCCTAAATCGACGTAGAAGTCTTGGAGGTAGTATCTTCGTAGGTCAGCGCTGCTCCATGTTCGGAAGTTTAGGAGTATACCGTCCGTGAGCGCAATTGCTACATTCTGCTTTGGTTGGTAAACATCGAAGAACTTTTGGATCTGAGGAGTCGGGCATCCGTACGGGTCGAAGTCTACGAAGGTTATCGTCTTCTCGCCAATGTTCCTTAGGATTCTAGGCAGATCCGCTAGAAAATTCATATTGTCATCGTTGATGAGGATAGCTTTCTGGCTGAAACGCTTCATATTGCGCTTTAAAGCTTTGAAGAGTTCAACGTCCTTCTCGACGCAGATGATCTTTCGGCAGTGTGGCGCATAGAGCTGTGATAGCAAGCCTTTCCCTGCGAATAGATCTAGGACCAGCTTTTGCGGGAACATCTCATAGACTTGCATGCGTAAGCTGGCCTTGTCGGGGTCCAGTTCTCCTCCTCTAGCTATCCTGTATCGGGGCCCCTTGAAGAAGCGTTTTGGGAGACCCCACCTACATTCATTTGGATTTCTCCCCGAAGTAGAAGCCAAGTATCAAACCCTCCATTGGGCCGAAGATCGCTGCTATAGCTTGAAAGGCTTCGAGACCTCCGAGATAGTATGCTAGAGAAGAGATGGCTGCGAAAGCTCCTGTGAATCCGACAGCTAGGATTCCTCTCCAGTCTTCTTCCTCAAGCTCTGCTATTCCAAGAGGGGGAACAGGGCTTCCGCAAGAGTCGCAGAACTTGGCTTCTTCGCCTAGGATTCGTCCGCATTTGCATTTTAGGCTGGGTAGGGTTCTCCCCAAAGCTTCTCCCAGTAGTCCAGCATATGCTTACGTGTCACAGGATCCTTGCCGTAGTAGCTTAGATGCCATGCCATCTTTTTCATATCTTTCTCGTAGCATAGTCGCCGGAAACCCGCGTAGTTCACTTCGACAAGCCTCATCTCTCTTATCCAAATCGGCTGGATGTAGGTTTTCTCCAACATGTCGATCTGCCATGGAGCGTAGACGCCACGCCAATTGTCAGGCACTAGAACCCATGTCGGTTTGTCGACGAAGGTTCCGAAAAGCGGTAGACTGTGCAGTCGAATCCATTGATGGTCAACGCCAGGTAGACCGATCAAAGGTACTGGAGGTGTAGCCCACTCTGTTTTCTTCAGCGGCACTACTGGTCTTCTGATCTCCGGCTCTACGATGTGTATCACTTCTTGTTCCTCAGACATTTGCTTAACCTCCTATCAGCTCTCGAATCTTCTTCAGCCTCGCGATGATCTCCTCAGCCTCTTCTCTGCTCAACACATCGTCAGCTAGAGCATCAGCCGTGTAGCTGAGGATGTCTCCGATGCCCTTCACTAAGGCTAGAACCTTCCTGTAGCTAGCATAGTATACGCTGCTTGCAAGTGCTGCTAAGGCTATCGCCAATAGGGCGAGAAATACCTCTAGATACAACATTTTCCACTCACTTCCTGTTACGCCGAAAAACGGCATAACCGTAAACAAAGTCTTGAAATGAGGAACGGTTAGGGTTCTTCCGCCGCTCTGTCTAGAAGTCTATGTCCAAATCTTATGGTCACGATACTTGCTCTACAGTAAACGATCCGAAACCTCTCCTCCTTTCCGCTCCCAAGCCGATCCTCTCTCCAGAAACCCTCAGAACATCGAGGAATTTTTCTACTGAGATAGCCGAAGTGGGGATCTTGAATGAAACTTCCACCCAAGATCTTGGCGGGCAAGCTTCATGTCTCTTCAGACCTGCGCCCTTAAACCGAGCGATGACCGGCAGCGTGACTTGCAGGATGGATTTTCCTTGAGGGATATGGACCTCAGCGTCCTTGCAGAATACATAGTTCTGCAGAGTTTCAGGAAGATCAACAAGTCGTGCCATTTCTCTAATGAGCCCTCTGAACTGTCCTCGAAGGATCACTATTCCATTATCATCTGTTCTGTGAAGAATCTCGTCGAACTCGTCAGAGGGTTTGCCGTTAAGCCAGTAGGGTGCTGAGGCCACGTGGCCCCCTAGAAGCGGTTTTGTAAAGGCCAGTTTAACAGTAACCTCTTTATAGCCTCCATATTTTATCCTCGCCGCCGATTTCATCCTCTTCACTTTCAACATTGTTCGATAGTGGGGGTTGC